CATCAATACTGCATTGCCAGGACAAGATGCCTCTCTAAAGAATTCACCATTAAACATTCTAGCAACAGTTCAAGTTGGACTTACTCAACAACTTTATCATTATTTAGATTGGATTAGTAATCAAACGAATATTTTATACGCAGATGGACAAAATTTAGATATTTTTGGCAAAATCTGGAGTATTCAAAGATTAGCAGCAACAAAATCAAAAGGAACAGCAACCTTTTCTGGTATAGCTGGCTATTTTCTACCAGTTGGAACAAAAGTTCAAACTAATACTGGCATTCAATATTCTGTGGATTCAGAAGTCGAATTAACAACCACCTCAGGTATTTGTAGTTTAACTTCTATAAACCCTGGCCCAAATAATCTATCAGCAGGTACAACTTTAACATTAGTCAATCCTGTAGCTGGTATTTCATCTTCATTAACTGTTATTTCAATAACTGGTGGTGATGATATTGAAGATGATGAACATCTTAGAACTAGAATTTTAAATCGAATTTCAAATCCTCCATTCGGTGGATCAGCTCAAGATTATTTAACATGGACATTAGCACAACCTAATGTTACTAGAGCTTGGGTATCTCCATTAGAAGATGGTCCAGGAACTGTAACAGTTAGATTTGCAATGGATAATCTTTATACGCATGGTATTCCTCAATCTGGCGATGTTGATGATATTCAAGCAGCTATTAATTTAGTTCGTCCTATTACTGCAATTGTTACGGTCGCTGCACCTATAACCCAAACAATTAATATTGAAGTTACTGATTTGTTCCCCAATACAATCACTGTTCAAAATGCTGTTAGAGCAGAATTAGAAAGTACGTTTTTAAGAACCGGAAAACCTGGTGGCACAATTTATTTAAGTGATATTTGGCAAGCTGTTTCTTTAGCAACAGGAACACAATCACATAAAATTACAAGTCCCACTGACAATATAATAATTGGTTCAACAGCTTTGCCAATTGTTGGAACTTTAACTTTCGTATAACTATATGTCAGAATCTTTAAAACAACAATATTTAGAATTAGCTCAATCTTTATTACCACCAGGACCAGCGTGGAATAAAACCTTTGCTACATATAATGAAGACGGTTCAGTTAAAACTGATAAATCAAATCTTACTAAATTATTAGAAGGATTAGCTGATGAATTTTCAACTATTCATCAACGTTCTTTAGATTTAATCAGAGAAGCAAATCCACTATCAGTTCTTGAAACAATTAACGGAAAGTATAAAGAAGCTGGATTACCAGATTCATGTAGCTATTCATCAACATCAATTGAAGGAATGAGATTAGAAATTCTTCAAAAATGGCGTTCTGTTGGTGGAACTAATATTAATTTCTTACAATCATTATTAGATGAAGCTGGATATGAAGCACAAGTTGCTGAACCTGCTTATGGTGCAAGATGTGGTAATCAATGCAATTTACCTGTTTCTACAGATGCTAATTGGGATCATATTATGCTTTTAAATATTAAGGGACTATCAGATATTTGGTTTAGAACAGGTCAATCAAGAGCACAAGACTATTTTCACGAATGGGAAACTTCTCCAGTTTTCTGTTATATAAATAGAATAAAACCTGCTCACGTTAAGGTTTATTTCAATTTAATTACATAAAGGATTAATATGCAACTTATAAAAGACGCAAACGCAGTTGCTGTAATGCCACCAAAGGGACAAACAGGAACCTTAGGATTTGCTCAAAAAGGAGATGTGGCTTTAGGTACTCCTGCAACAATTTGGACAGCTGAAATAGCAAATACATTTCTTGAAGAATTTCGTTATTTAGTGGAATTCGGCGGAGGTTTAACACTAGACGAAAATGATGATCATCAGATTCATCAAGCCATTCTAAATATGATTACTGGAATTGTTGGAGCAATTCAATCCGTTCCTGTTGGGAGTGTTAGTTATCTAGCTCATAACAATGTACCAGCTGGATATTTAAGATGTGATGGTGCTGCTGTTTCAAGAATTACTTATTCGGCATTATTTTCGGAAATTGGCATAATTTATGGGGCTGGTAATGGTTCAACTACTTTTAATCTTCCTGATTTAAGAGGTTCTTTTATAAGAGGTATTGATAATACTGGTTCTGGCCCTAAAGGATTTGATACTGGACGTGTTTTGGGAAGTTATCAGGCTGACGAATTTAAAGCTCACACTCACTCATATAACACAAGACTTGGCTATCAACCTCAATCTGGTTCAGCAACTCCTTGTTGGTGGTTTGATCAAACTACTCAAACTGGTGCTACAGGTGGTGCTGAAACTAGACCTAAAAACGTGGCACTAGTTCCAGTTATAAAATTTTAATAAAGGACGGACATATTCATGGATAGAGTTCAACATTCAACGGCAGTTACTACACTACCTACACCTTCTTTTTCAGGAACAAAGGGATATTATGGAAACGGTAATGCTGCACAAGGCATATCTCCAACTTTCATAACCGCTGATCAACTGAATTTAATGCAAGAAGAATTAATGGAACCTGTAGAATTCTCAGGCCAAACACCTTCTCATGCAGATAATAATCAATTAAGAAAAGCAATTCAAAGCCTTTCAGGTAATTCAACACCAATCATTGTAAATAACACAACCAAGAACTTAACAACTGCAGACCTTGGTTCAACAGTCATTTGTGAAGGTGGATCTTCTTCAATTGTCAATCTACCTGCTTTATCAACTGTTCCAATTTCTGCAAAATTTACAATTGTCACCAAAGGTTCAAATGCAACAGTTAACGCTAATGGTTCAGATGATTTATTTGTAAATGGAACAAATGCAGGTAATTTCTCACTTGCAACTGGTACTTTTGGAGTTGTTGTAAAAATTGATGAAAGTACATGGCAAGTTGTCATAGCTTCTCAATCAGTTTTTAGTACTGGTGGTACTGGTTCAATGCCTTTACCTGTCAACGTATCAGATGATAATAAATGGCTAAAAGCTTTCGGTGGTAGTGCTTCTTGGGAAAATATTGTATCTGCTGACATCATTTCTTACCTTGGATATACACCTGTAAATAAAGCAGGTGACACTATTACAGGTGATTTAACCATTCAAGGAAATTCAACGGTTGAAGGTGATTTAAATGTAGAAGGTGCTTTAACCAGCATCACACATGTTCCTGGCACTAATAATAATCTATTAGCTACTACTGCTTATGCTCAAGATTTAGCATGGCGTGGTAATGATATTAGAATAATTGATAGTGGTCGTAAAGGTGGTAATGTTTTTGGAATAATCCGAAATAATCAAGTATTTGTTTCTGGATTATTTGCTAATCATATTAGCAAAGCAAACACTGTGAATATATCAGGATTTGTTCCAGTTCCATTTCAAAAGCCTCAACAAATCCCCTCTGGTACAACTATTGTAGATGCTGTGTTTTGTGGATTTTCGTTATTCGTTGTTCTATCAAACGGTTGGTGTTATTCAATGGGATTTAATCCTTATGGACATTTAGGCCACGGTAATACAACTCAACAATATTCGTTAAAAAGAATTGAATACTTCGTTTCTAATAGCATTTCTATTGATAAAGTTTATGCTCCTCGTCACATGTACTGTGATGATGAAACGGGTTATTTACACGTCCATTTTAGAGGAACAAATGGAACACTTTATGGTGCTGGTTACAATGGAAGTGGTGAATTAGGAATTGGGAATTTTACAACAACTATTTCAACACCTACCGCAGTATTAGGTATTTCAAATGTTATTCAATTAAGTTGTGGTGCTTTTGGTGGTGGTCATACTATTGCAGTATCTTCTGATAATCCAAAGCAGGTATGGACATGGGGATATAATGCATCAAGTCAATTAGGAAATGGTAATACAACAAATCAACACACACCTGCCGTTAGATATACCCACGCTTCTAATATAACAAAAGTTGTTTCTGGACACGATTTTTACTTTAACGGTTCTTCATGGGCAGGTTATGGAATGTCTATGTTTCTTGCCGGAGGTGAAATATGGGGATGTGGTAGTAATGGATTAGGTCAATTAGGTGATGGTACTACTGTAAATAAATCATCTTTCACTAAAGCAACTGGTTCGCAAGTTTGGGTGGATTTTGATGTTAGTGGAGGTGCTTACCCTTCAGCAATGGCTATTGATAGTAATGGTGCAGTATGGGGTACTGGTTATAACGGCTATGGTCAATTAGGTGATGGTACAACAACTAATAGAAGTCAATTTACAATTTCGAATATTACATCAGATGCAGTATCTGTTAAAGCGGTCACATATTCAACATATGGGGTAACAGTAGTTAAGAAATCTGATGGTTATCTTTATGGAACTGGTTATAACGGATATGGAAGTTTATCCCAAGGAACTGCTGCTTACGGCAATGTTTTAGGTTTTGCTGTTATGGCTGGACCATTAGGTTATCAAGCACAAGATTATCAAATCTTATCTGACTTATATCATCGTTATGAAAACTGTATGTTTATGCTTACAACTGATGGTTCATTATTAGCAAGTGGATTAAATCAATACGGCATTATGGCTAATAAAGATGTGGGTATTGGTTATTATACAGACGGTTTTAATTACTGCGAACTTCAAAAATAAAAGGAATTTACAATGGCATTACAATTAAATTATACAAACGCATTAAATCAAAATTATCCAGAAGCATATGCTCGAATTCACGAATTTTGGGGTAATGGAGTTCAAATTAGATTTGAAATTTTATTCTATGAAAACTTAACTGCTTATCAGAATGGTGATAAGGAGATAGATAAACTAGGTTTAGTTTATCCTTATGTGGATGGTATAGGAATTTCAGATATTTACAATCAATTAAAAACCGAACCATTATTTACTAATGCGATAGACGTTTAAGCTCTTAATATTTGTTTATGGAATAAAGAACGAATAAATAATTAATATATAACATGGAATGGTTTTACTTTAAATGGCTACATTAAAACAAAAAGCACAAGTTTTAAATTTGACAATAGAGACAAATGCTGATTGGGATTTGTCTCTAATTCTGAAAGATGATGAAGGTATTGTTGCTGATTTAACAGGATATACAGCAAAAATGCAAATTAGAAGATTTAATTCTACTCAGTTGTTAATTGAATTATCTACAGAAAATGGACGTATTCAAATAACTCCCCTTGAAGGTAAAATCTTTCTATCTATTAGTGATATAGATTTAGCAACAATTCCCGTTGTTCCTGCAGAATATGATTTATTAGTTACTGGAGTAAATACAGATAGGTTGCTTGAAGGGAAGGTCGATCTTATAAAGGGAGTTACTAAGTGAGTCAAATTATCATAGAAAACAAAACAGCCACCATCACTGTTGCTAAAAGTTATTCATTATCAGCTCATAATCACTTAATTTCGGAAGTAACAGGTCTTCAGTTAGAACTTGATAGTAAATCTGACATTGATCATACACACGCAGGTTATCAACCAATCGGTGATTATGCAGATTTAGTACATTCTCATGTTATTTCTGATGTAACTGGATTACAAATTGAGTTAGATGGTAAAGCAAGTACTTCTCATAATCATGATGCAACTTATCAACCTGTTGGTAATTATGCAAGTTCTACTCATAATCATGATTTAGCTTATGCATCTATAACTCACAATCATGATGCAACTTATCAACCAATTGGTAACTATGCAAGTTCTACTCATAATCATGATACTACCTATCAACCAATTGGTAATTATTCAGTAAATGGACATGGGCATATAATCTCTGATGTAACTGGATTACAAATTGAGTTAGATGGTAAAGCAAGTACTTCTCATAATCATACAGGTGTTTATCAACCTGTTGGTAATTATGCAAGTTCTACCCATAATCATGACGCAACTTATCAACCTATTGGTTCTTATGCTTTAGATAGCCACAATCATACGGGTGTTTATCAACCTGTTGGTTCATATCTAACAGCCAACCAAACCATAACATTATCAGGTGATGCTACTGGTTCTGGAACTACTTCAATTGCTGTCACTTTAAATACTATTCCGATTTCTAAAGGTGGAACTGGTCAAACAACTGCTAACGCAGCTTTTAATGCTTTAGCACCTTCCCAATCTACTAACAGTGGAAAATATTTAACAACTGATGGAACTAATTCAAGTTGGACTTCATTACCAACTGTTGCAAATACATTGGATGATTTAACTGATGTTGTTATTACTACACCGTCAACAGACCAAATTTTAAAATTCAATGGAACAACTTGGGTAAATGGAACTGCTTCAGGTAGTGCATCACCTTCAACTATTGATGTTATTTCATATTCTTTTTTCGGAGGTTTATAAATGCCAACTACCAACACACCGATATTCCCACAAACTATTCAAAACTGGGCAGTCACTATAGCTAATGCCGATGCTTCAACAAAGAAGACATTGCTAACAGGTGGTCCAAATGGAACCAAAATTGAATACATTGATTTAACTTCTGATGATAGTTCAACAAGGGATACTATTGCTTATCTTTCAGATGGAACTACAGATTACATTTTAGGTAGATTTAATGTAAATGCAAACGCAGGTAATACATCTGCTGTGACTACACCGCCATATTCTGTTTTACAAGGTGGTAATTTTCCAAACTTTCCATTTGATAATAATGGTAATAGATATCTGTATCTTAAATCAGGTTGGTCATTGAAATTTGCGACACAAACAACAGTGACATCTGGAAAATTTATCTATATCAAAGCTTTTGGAGCAGATTACTAATGAGTGCCGCAGGAGATATTTCACCAAGATTAAAAGGAAAGAAATCATTACCTATTGATATTTCCTATCCATTAGGTGGCTTAGAAAATACCAATAACTCAAATTGGATAATTAAACCAGCAGAAACAAAATCCATTACAACAGCTGCATTTGCTAGTGGTTATGCAGCAAGTAATATTGCTATTGGGTATGGTGCGTATGCATCAATGCAAACAAATGAAATTGATGGTTCAATTGCTATTGGTTCTAATGCAGTGTCAACATATTCTGGAGCTATTAGAATAGGTAATGCACCAAACAACAATGACACAACTCAAATACAAGGTGCAAAAGGTGCCAATTCAATTGCAATAGGCCAATCAACAAGATCATCAGGTGGACATGCCATTGCCATTGGAACAAGTGCTATTGGTGGTGCTGTTGGTGCAATTGCTATAGGTCAGTCTGCAAATCCATCAGGATCTTATAGTATTGGGTTGGGTGGTGGTGTGACGGTGACAGGTAATTATTCTTTAGCGATTGGTTATGGTTCTCTTATTGAATGTTCAGCAGTTGCTAATAATTCAGTAGCCATTGGTATTGCAGCAAAAACAGAATTTAATGGCGAATTCACATATGGAACAGGTGCTTTCAGTTTAGCAGGTGATGCTAAATCAAGTTGGTTTGGTTTGTTAACTACAACCACTTCAGCAACTTCATTAGAACTCGGAACTGGTTCATCAGCAACAGCAGTTCACACAAATAGACTAGTGCTTTCTAATGACTCAACCTATATGTTTGATGTGGATATTGTTGCCAGAAATACAGCAACAGATACTGAAAGTGCTGCATGGAATTTAAAGTTTGCGATTAGAAGGGGCACTAATGCTGCTTCCACAACTTTAATTGGAACACCAGTAAAAACAATATTTGGACAAGATACAGGAACCACAACATGGGATATTAGCGTAGTTGCTGATACCACTAATGGAAGACCTAATATTTCTGTGACTGGCGAAGCTGCAAAAACTATTAGATGGGTTGGTAATGCAAGAATGACAAAAGTAACCGGTTAATAAGGAGATTAATAAATGGCTTTACAAATAGAATTTACAAGTCCTGAATATGGATTATATGCACCTGAAGCATATGCAAAAATAGAAACATTTCATGGAAATATTAATCAGGTTTATTTCAATGTTCATTTTTATGCAACAGCTCAAGCAAGATTTGAAGGTAAAAATCCAATCGGATATTTTACTTTTACTATTCCATATCAAGATGGTCTAAGTTACTCAAGTGTTTATAATTATGCAAAAACATTACCTGAGTTTGCAAATGCTTTGGATGTTTAACTATGTCTTTAAATATTAATCATAGTCAAAATAAAATTACACAAGATGGCGTAGCAATTTGGAGAGATAATATCGCTCCATTCGTAGTAAAGGACACAAGTGGTTTAAATAATCCATCATGGGGTACATTGTTTAATGGTATGCAAGGATTATTATTTTCAGCATCATCAATGAACCAAGTATGGGTGGATTT